GGGAAGGTTCCGCACGATGACGCTCCCGATTCCCTCTCCCTGTTGGAGAACGAAATCCGTATGCTGTCCGGGGGCAAGGTGGAGGTTTTCAAACGGCCTATTTGAGTCCTTTACTTTCGTTGTGGCGAATGGTATAATTAAAAGTTTACTATTGACAAGCATTGGAGAGTTTGATACAATGATAAGAGAGAAATGGGTAGAGGGGAGGTATTCTGCCTTGGGTCATTTCGGTCGTAAGAAAATCTTTACGGATGTGACGGAGATCACACGGGATAATGTTCTGGAAGTGTTGAGAAAGGCGCTTATCACGCATTGGTCGAACAAGGCGGATATGGAGTACCTCTACGCTTACTACAAGGGTAGACAGCCGGTGCTGAACCGCAAGAAGGAAGTTCGCCCGGAAATTAAAAATACGGTGGTCGAGAACCGTGCCAATGAGATCGTGTCCTTCAAAGTTGGCTACCTGATGGGTGAACCCATTCAGTACGTCAGCCGAAGTGACAACAAGTCAGTTGCCGATAAAATCACTACTTTGAACGGCTACTGCCTTTCCGAGGATAAGGCCGCAAAGGATAAGGAACTGGCAGATTGGTTTCACATTTGTGGCACGGCATACCGCATGGTGCTTCCTGACAGCGTGTTTGAGAAGGAAAGCGATGAAGCTCCCTTCGAGATTTACACTCTCGACCCTCGGTTTGCTTTCGTAGTGTATGCTAATTCCATCGGTGAACCGCCCGTAATGGGTGTGAAGTACATTCAGCGGTCGGACGGTGCGGTGATTTACAGCATTTATACGAAAGACCGCTATTTCGAGATTGAAAATCAGAGTATGATCGTCCGGGAAGAAGCCCAGTCGCTCGGTATTCCCATTATCGAATACCCGGCGAACAACGCCCGGTTGGGTGCTTTCGAGATCGTACTTCCCTTACTGGACGCTATCAATACGGTAGACAGCAACCGTCTTGACGGTGTAGAACAGTTCGTTCAAGCGCTTATGCTGTTTCACAATGTTGATATTTCCGGCGATGATTTCTCCAAGCTGCGGGACGAGGGTGCGATTAAGTTCAAGGACATTGACCCGCAGTATAAAGCGGAGATCAAGTATCTGACCTCCGAGCTGAACCAGAGTCAGACACAAACGCTGGTCGATCACCTCTATAACACGGTACTGACGATCTGCGGTATGCCGAACCGCAATGGTGGTACTTCCACCAGCGACACGGGTTCTGCGGTTATCATGCGTGATGGTTGGTCGGCGGCGGAAGCCAGAGCAAAAGACTCCGAGTTGATGTTCAAGCTATCCGAAAAAGAGTTCTTGAAGCTGGTTCTGCACATCTGTTCCGATTTGAGTGATCTGGAATTGAAGCTGTCGAACGTAGAGGTTCGCTTTACTCGCCGCAATTATGAGAATATCGCTCAGAAAGCAACAGTATTGACTACTATGCTTGCCAATCCGAAGATTGCTCCTGTTCTGGCCTTTACACATTCGGGTATGTTCAGCGACCCGCAGCTCGCTTACCGTATGAGCATGGATTACGCTGAGGAACAGGAGAAAAAGGCCGCTGAACTCGCAACCAAGCAGAAGGAGGTTAATCCCGATGGAGAAGGAAATCCGCCTGACCCCGGCGGCGGTCAGAAAGATTGAAGAAATCTTGACTACGGGAAAGACCGTTGAGATTGCACAGCGGAACGAGAAAGTGGTTGTGTGGGCGGTCAGCAGCAAAAAGAAATATGAACAGCCTATCGCATAGGCGATAGGGACAGCCATTACGGGCTACTGATACCGAAAAGGTATTGGTAGCCCTTTTTCTTTTGGTTTAATCGCCGTAAGGCGTTGAATAGGCAGAGAAGCCTTAAATCACAAAACGGAGAGAACCGTAAACACAAAGGTATAGTGCGGAGATGCACTCTAAAAAGCGCAGAAAGGTACGATTGTATGGCAAAGATTGATGTTTCCACCATTGAGGGCTTTGCGAATATGACCGCAGAGCAGAAAGCGGAAGCCCTCGCAAACTATGACTTTCCCGACCCTGATTATACCGGCTATGTGAAGAAAGATGTCTTTGACAAGACTGCTTCCGAGCTTGCGTCTTGGAAGAAGAAGCACAACGAGTTGCTTTCTGAGGAAGAACGCAAGGAGCTGGAAAATGAGCAGATGTTCGAGGAAATGAAGAACAAGCTGGCGGGGTTGGAAAAGGAGAAGACCGTTTCCAGTTACAAGGCGAGTTTCGCCGCACAGGGTTATCCTGAGCCGCTGGCAACCGAAGCCGCTATCGCTATGGCAAATGGTGAAATGGATAAGGTCTTTGCCGCACAGAAAAAGTTTCTGGAACAGTATGAGAAAGATGTAAAAGCCAAGGTTCTGAAAGACACCCCCAAGCCTCCTGCCGGTGGTAAGGGCGGCGAGATGACCAAGGCTGATTTTCTGAAACTCGACACGAAAGCCCAGTTGGAGTTCATCGCGGAACATTCTGACTGGCAGACAATTTTGAAGTAATTATGGAGGTATAACACTATGGCTTCTTATCTCGGCTTCCCGTTTGACCCTGAGCTGTTTAACTACAACTGGGCAAACGCAAAAGACCCCACCCTGACCGCTATGTTTGAGAGTGGCGCTGTCGCCCCGAATGCAGAACTGGCGCGGCTGATCGCCAACGGCTCTGACTTCTACACCCTGCCCTTCTACAAGATCATCGGCGGCACTCCTGAGAACTACGATGGCGCAACCGACATCACCCTGACCGACCCCGCTGGCGGCGCTCAGAACGGCATCGTGTTCGGTCGTGCGCATGGCTGGAAGGAGAAGAACTTCATCGTTGACTACAACAGCGGTGCAGACCCCATGCAGCAGATCGTAGCTCAGGTGTCTAAGTATTGGCAGAAGCAGCGCCAGTCCATCATGCTGAAAATCCTCAACGCGGTCTTTGGCGTGACTGGCAGCGGTGAGTTTGCTGGTTGGGCGAACCACATCACCGACCTGTCTTCCGCTTCTACCACCGTTGCTGACGCCAACAAGATGGGTGCTACCACCATCGGTGACGCTATCCAGAAGGCCGTGGGCGACAATCAGGACGCTTTCCAGCTTGTGTTTATGCACAGCAAGGTCGCCACTAACATGGCTGGCCTGAAACTGCTGGACTTCCTCAAGTACACGGACGCAAACGGCGTGGAGCGTCCCCTGCGTATCGGCACGGTGAACGGCATGACCGTGATCGTGGACGATGGCTGTCCCACCACCGCAGCGGATACTTCCAAGGCAGCAACCTATACCACCTACGTTCTGGGTCTGGGTGCTATCCAGTATGCTCCTGCTCCGGTGAAGGTTCCTTCCGAGCTGACCCGTGACGCTCTCAAAGGCGGCGGCTATGACGCTCTGGTGACTCGTATCCGCGAAACCATGCACCCCAACGGTTTCAGCTTTACCAAGCCCAGTTCCGGCTACACCGCTTCTCCCACGGACGCTCAGCTTGCGGCTTCCGACAACTGGTCTATCGTGGCTGACCCCAAGACGATTGCGCTGGCGAAGATCATCACCAACGGATAAGGAGGTTCACCATGTTCTATGTTTCTGACGGGAAAGTGTATGTACGGGAGGGAGATCACTTCCGTAATGTAGGTTTTACCGCAAAGGACAAGGTGATTACTCAGCGTGAACTGGAAAGTACCTCTGTTGTGATGGGTACGGTGGTTGTTGATACCCTCGACAACCCCGTAGCCCTCACTCGTGAGGAAATCATCACCAAGTTCAATCTGTCTGAGAGCAATCCTATTCCGGTTATCAAGAAGTCTCGTAAGAAAACTGAGGAACCGGTAGTGTGACGGGAGGTGGAAAGTGTGACGGACGCTGAGAAGTTGAAAATGGTGAAAGCCATGACTGGCGAGACAGACGAGGGCATTCTTTCCACCTATCTCTCGATTGCTGGTGACAAGGTATGCCGCAAGGCATATCCGTATGATCCGGATGCGCGGCTTGTCCCCTACCGGTACGGTTTTGTACAGGTGGAGATTGCTGTGTATCTGCTGAACAAACGGGGTGCCGAAGGTCAGACCGCTCACAGCGAGAATGGCATCTCCCGTTCCTACGAAGACGGGGATGTGCCGCCTACGCTGCTGAGGGACATCGTTCCCTTTGCTTCCGTAATGGGAGGTTGAGCATGAAGACGCTGAACCGCAACAAATCGCTCTTCTGGTATCTGCTGTACGACCGTAAGGTTTCTGCCAGGGACGAGTATGGTAACGAGACTGGTGAGGAAATCGTGTTCTACAAGCCTGCTGTGGCGATGAGCGCTAATATCTCGGCGGCGACCGGCTCCGCTCAGGTGGAGCAGTTCGGTAATTTCGCCGGGTATGACAAGGTGATCGTTACCGATGACCTGAACTGTCCCATTGACGAGAATACCGTGCTGTTCATCGACAAGAAGCCTCAGTATGACAAGGACGGGAAGCCGCTCTACGATTACATGGTTCGGCGGGTCGCCAAGTCCCTCAATTCCATTTCCTATGCGGTCAGTAAGGTGACGGTATCGTGAAAAAGGTTTCGATCACGCTCTCTGGCAGAGAGATCGACCGCCTGTTGCGGGAGGTCGAGGGCTGGAGAAATTGGCTACAAGAGCGTACTACGGTATTCCTCGACCGGGTAGCACAAGAGGGTATGGAGGTTGCTTCCGCCAAGTTCTCGCAGGCCGTTTATGACGGCACGAATGATGTTTCTGTGACGGTGGAACCCCGTGGGAACAATGTTCGAGCGGTGGTGGCGACAGGCGGGGCTACCTTGTTTATCGAGTTCGGTACAGGCGTGACCTACCCGGACAATCACCCGGAAGCAGAAGAACTCGGCATGAAACGTGGTGAATACGGTCAGGGTCACGGCAAGCAACACTCTTGGGGTTATTACGGCGACCCCGGCACGAACGGTGTACTGAAAGAAAAGAAGAACGGCGGGTTCGTGGTCATCACCCACGGCAACCCCGCCAATATGCCGATGTACGAAACGGTAAAGGAGCTGCAAGACCGGCTCACGGAAATTGCGAAGGAGGTATTTTCATGATTGATGTGGAGAGTCAAATCTACACTCCGATTGTGGAAGCCCTGAGAGCGCAGTTTCCCGGTATCTTGGTCAGCGGCGAGTATGTCAATGCTCCTACCCGTTTCCCCTATGTGAGCTTGGTAGAGCAGGATAACTACACCACGGAAGCTCACATGGACAGCGGCGATACGGAGAGGTTCGCTACGCTGATGTACGAGGTGAATGTCTACTCCGATAAGGCAGGCAGTAAGAAATCTGTTTGCCGAAAGATCATGAGGTTTGTGGACGACCTCATGTACGCCAAGAATTTCAGGCGTATTTCTCTGTCCCCCGTTCCCAATTTGGAGAACGCAACAATCTACCGTCTGGTGGCTCGGTACAAAGCCGAAACAGATGGAACTACTCTTTACAGGAGGTAAATGAAAATGGCTATTTCGACCTATAAAACCTTTCTGATGAAGAAAGGTGACACCGGCGATACTTGGAGCAAGCTGATCGACATCAAGGAGTTTCCCGACCTCGGCGGTGAGCCTGAAATGCTGGAAACCACCACTCTGAGTGATGATATGCAGACCTACATCGCCGGTATCCAGTCTCTTGACGGCCTGTCCTTCACCGCGAACTACACGCCGTCTGATTTTCAGGCTCTCAAGGCTCTCGAAGGCAAGAAAGCCAGTTATGCAGTTTGGTTTGGCGGCACGGAGAGCGCCGGTGTGGTCACTCCCGACGGCTCTAACGGCAAGTTTTCCTTTGACGGTGAGCTGTCCGTGTACCCCGTGGGCGGCGGCGTGAATGAAGTGGTGGACATGAACATCACCATTGCCCCGTCTACCCCCATCGCTTTTTCGGCGACTTGAGACGCCACTAATCGCC